ACTGCCGTCACTCAGGCACGCAAGCTGGTATTGGATGAACTGGAACGCCGCAGCAGCCCCGCCAATGAAATCCGTCCGCATGTTTCTATCGTGCGTGATGAGATGGATTCGGCGCGTGCGATGGTCGAAAATGCGCTGCTACACCGCCATGATCCGCAAAAATACAAGCTGGATGATGGTGCGCGTGAGTATCGCGGCATGTCGCTGATGGAAATTGGGCGCGATATGCTTGAACGTCGCGGCGTTCGGGCGCGTGGCCTTTCCAAATCGGAAGTGGCAGGCATGATGCTGGGGCTGGAAACTCGCGGTGGATTGCACTCTGGCAGCGATTTTCCGTTCATTCTGGCAAACGTGGCGAATAAAACCCTCCGCAGTGCCTATGAAGCGGCACCGCAAACCTTCAAAGGGTTTTCCCGCCAAACCACCAATCCCGATTTCAAGACCATCGCACGCACACAGCTGGGCGATGCGCCTTCGTTGGATAAGGTGAACGAGTCGGGCGAATTCAAACGCGGCACGGTGGGTGAAGCACGGGAACAATACGCGCTTGCTACTTATGGCAAGGTCGTGGCTGTCACCCGTCAGACCATCATCAACGATGATCTGGGGGCATTCACTCGCTTGCCTGAAATGTTTGGCCGTGCCGCCGCTGACTTAGAGAGCGATACGGTATGGGGCATCATCACCAGCAACCCGACGATGGGTGATGGAACAGCATTGTTCCATGCCAACCACGGCAACCTTGCAGGTGCTGGCGCAGTCATCAGCGTGGCAACGCTGGGTGATGGCCGTGCGGGTATGCGGAAGCAGAAAGGCTTGAACGGACGCTTTATCAACGTCATGGCCAAGTATCTGCTGGTGCCTGCTGCGATTGAAACCGTGGCCGAACAATTCGTGACGCAGACCAACATCATCTACACCAAGAGCAGCGATTACAATCCGTTTGCTAATAAGTTACAGGTGATCGCAGAACCGCGCCTCGATGCGGCTTCGGCAATTTCTTGGTATCTCGCCGCAGATCCTGCCCAGATTGATACGATTGAGTATGCGTATCTCGAAGGTCAGGAAGGCGTGTATCTCGAAAGTCGCGTTGGCTTTGATGTGGATGGTGTGGAACTGAAAGCACGCCTCGATTTCGCGGCTAAAGCGATTGACTGGCGCGGCCTCTGGAGAAACCCAGGCGCATAAACTCTGGTCACTACGTTTAACCCCATGCGGCTTTAAGCCGCTTTTTTTGTATCTAAAATAGGAGAATACCAATGAAAAACTTCATTATGGAAGGAAAGACTCTCACCCTGACAGCCCCGTATGCCCTGACTTCTGGTCAAGGCTTGCTGGTCGGTTCAATTTTCGGTGTGGCATCGGGTGATGCTGCAATCAGCACCGAAGTAGAAGCAATCACTGACGGTGTGTTCACGCTTACCAAAGCAACGGGTGCGGCATGGACAGTCGGTGCGCTGATCTACTGGGATAACGCCGCGCGTAACTGCACCACCACGGTTGCCACCAACAAACTGATCGGCGTGGCGCAAGCCGCTGCTCTTTCTGGCGACACGGTGGGCAATGTGCGTCTTAACTCAGCGTATACCAACTAATGAGCGTGTTTAACACAGCGATACAGGCACTGTTCAACGATAGAAACCTTGCGGTTGATGCCACTTTTATTCCGCAGGTGGGTGTATCGAAGCCAGTGCGTGTGATTACCCGTGCGCCTGACGTGTACCAAAATGTCGGACAGTCGGTGATTGAAACCCCGAGCCTGGTGCTTGAGGTGCAGGTCACTGACTGTCCCGCAATATGCCAGGGCGACCAGTTTATCATTGATGCAATTGCTTATACCGCGCAGGGAGAACCTCGACGCGATAGCGAGCGGTTGTTATGGCAGGTAGATTGCTATGCGTCTTGAAGCAGCGATTAAAGGCGATCTCCATAAATTCATGGAGCAGCAGAAGATTGCGGCTGAAACCGCTGTTACTGCTGGCGTAGCGGAGATCACGGATCGCATTAAAAATGATCTGCGCGGGCAAGTCACGGGTGCTGGGCTTGGCAGTAAGCTGGCGAAAAGCTGGCAGGCCAAACTCTACCCCAAGGGCAAGAAATCAATTGATGCTGCTGGCTGGGTATTTTCCAAAGCACCCAAGCTAATCCGCGCCTTTGATGAAGGCACGCTGATTAAAAGCAAGGACGGTTTCTTTCTGGCAATCCCCACCGAAGCTGCTCCGAAGCGCGGTGTTGGTGGCAAGCGCATTACCCCATCGAACTTTCCCGAACATTCGCTGGGGCGGCTAAGATTTGTCTATCGCCCAGGGCGTATATCGCTGCTGGTCGTTGACAATCTCAGGGCTGGCACTGGCAAGCGCGGCGGCTTTCGCAAGGCAAGTGAATCCGCTCTGAAAACAGGTCGAGGGCTGGCCACAGTGGTGATGTTCTTCCTTGTGCCGCAGGTGAAGCTCAGAAAACGGCTTGATTACAAGGCTGTGGTTAATCGCTTGGAGCCTCAGTTGCCACAAACCATTTTGAAACATTGGCCGCAGGATAAAGGAAATGACCAGCAAACGTGAACAGATATTAGATCGCCTGAATACCAAAATGAAGGCTCTGGAAAGCGTAGCCGTCAAGGTTTATCGTAATCTTGATAAGCCTCAGAAGATTACATCGGGTGGCATTATCATCCTGCGCGATGGTGGTGGCGAAGAACCTGAAGTGCTGCTTTCACCGCTCACCTATATTTACGAGCATCTGGTGACAGCGGAAATCATGGTGCAAAACCCTGATCCCGCGATCAGGGATAGCACATTGGATGCGCTGCTCGTCAGTATCGGCGGTGTCATCAATACCAATCGCACGCTCGACGGACTGGCGGAGTGGATCGAGGCGCGATCACCAGATTTTCAGGAAGAATCCATTGAGGGAGCAGCCAGCATCCGCACCGCCACGGTGCTGATCATGGTGCGCTTCTTCACGACTGACCCGCTCAATTAATCAACTTAACAGGAGTAATATTTATGGCTCGATCTTATGGCTCGGCAGCAACTCTGCTTGCCTTGAAAGAAGTAACCTATGGGCTTAAGCCCGCTGGTAACTGGGAAAAGTTTGCGTTTGTATCCTCGGACTTAAGCGCAGAACAAAATTTGATCTCATCCGATCTGCTTGGGCAAGGACGCGAACCACGCGCACCTTTCCGTGATGTGATCAACGATGAAGGCAATCTGGTCATCCCAGTGGAAGGCCGCGACTTTGGCCGATGGTTACAGCTTCTGCTTGGCAACCCCGTATCAGCGGGCGTGGCAGCGACGGGTGATATCACCTTTACCGCCAACCCGAGCGCAAGCCATACCATCAACATTAACGGTGTGGTGTGGACGTTCGTTGCCAGCGGTGCGACAGGAACGCAAACCAATATCGGCGGAAGTTTGGCCGCTACGCTTACGCAGCTGGCAACCGACCTGAACGCATCGGTAAACGCCAGCATCACCCCTGCGACATACTCCAACGGCGGTGGCACGAAACTGAATATCGTGCATGACGCAGTTGGCGGCGGCGGTAACAACTTCACACTGGCTTCGGGCAATGCCAACGGGGTTGCAAGCGGCGCAACGCTCTCTGGCGGTGGTTACACACACACCTTTGTCAGCGGTGCAGCCAGCCTTCCGTCTTTTGCGGCGGAAATCGGCCATGCCAATGTGCCAGCCTATTTTGTGCATACAGGCTGCATGCTCAATAGCATGGCGATGAATTTCCAGCGGTCTGGCTCTGCCAATGCTACGCTGAATATCATTGCCCAGGGCGAAACACGCTTTGCATCAACGCAAGGCGGCACGCCGACAAGCCGTGTTTATAAGCCATTCAGCCAGTTCAACGGCTCGATCAAACGCAACAACGTATCGCTGGCGAATATCACGGGAGCGCAGTTTACCTACTCCAACGGCATGCAAGCCGTGCCGACCATTCGTAATGATGCGCTGATCGAAGGCGTTGATCCAACCACAATTTCCGTCAACGGCAGCATTGATGTGCGCTTCGCCGATACCGTGCTGGTGGATGACGCAATCAACAACACCGCGATTGAACTGGAGCTTGCCTACAGGCTGGCTGGGCTGGAGGGAAACAATTTCTCGCTCACCTGGACATTCCACGAAGTCTATCTGCCGCGACCGCGCATCCCCGTATCGGGACCAGGTGGTGTGCAGGCCAGCTTCAACTGGCAAGGCGTTCTCGACGATTCGCTTTCAAAATCCGTCACTGTCGTTCTGAAAAACGATGTCACCAGCTACCCATAAGGAGAAGTTATGCTCAGATTAAATCTAAAAAAAGAACCGTACTGGCTCGATTTACCCGCAGGCGTGAAGGTCAAGGTGCGCCCACTTTCCACCGCCATTATGAGTGCGGCGCAGTCCTCCGTGATCAAACAGATCACGGATTGGCGGCAAGAGCGTAAATCCCGCACCGATATTGGTGCTGATGTCAGTGATCTGCCTGATGTGGATGACGAACTAACCCGCCTCGGGCTTTCGGAATCCATGCTGATAAAAGCCCTTGCGTGCGGCGCAGTCATTGAATGGCAAGGCGTGCTTGGAAGCGTTGGTGACGCAGTATCTCCAGTGAACCATCAAACAGTGAATGACCTGATGGACATCTGGTTTGTAGCGCAGGAGTTCTGGAAACAATACACAGCGTCCCTTTCGCTATTGGAAGCCGAGGGAAACGCATCAGGGCTCGCAGCAGCTGGCACTTCGGCGGCGGGTCTGGATATTGCAAGGGATGCCACGACGAAGAACTCCCGTGCAGCAAAGGTGAAAAAAGCCAGCTAACGGGCGAACTCTGCCCCTACATCCAGCATGAACCCACCACCCACGAAGGGTTTGAAACGTGGGAAATCATCCTGCGGTGCAGTGGGCAACTGAAACTTTATCCCAGCGGCAAGATCGCAGGGTTCGACATTCCAACCATTTTAAGCGTGACCCAGGTGCTTGGCTACGAACAGCGAGCTCTCTTGCTTCTGCTCGACTATGCCGAGGCAGGGTTACGCGAGGCAATCCGTAACCATGGCAACAGCAACTCAGAACATTTCGATCAGGATAGCGGTCGTTGACGGCGATAAGGTACGCCGTGAATTAACCCTTACTGGTGAAGCGGGACAACGTGCGCTCGCCAAAATCAAGGAAGCCACAGCTCCCGCCAGCAAGTCGCTGGTGGCGGTGAATGTGGTGAGCGAGCAAGTTCGCTATGGCATGGAAAACCTTGCAGGCGGCACGGGTTCACTCGGTGCAAGCCTCACGCGGCTTGGTCCCGTTGGGTTGGCTGCTGCCGCTGTCATTGGCACGCTCGGCCTTGCGGTTGCTGGTGGGATTAGAGAATTCAAAGAAGCAGAACAGGCACTTAATCAATTAAACGCTGCGCTTAATGCCACTGATTTTTCTGCTGGCGTTACTGCGAAAGAAATTACTGCCCTTGGTGAAGCGGTTGAAGGCAATACGCTGTTCAAAAAAGAAGCGATACAGCAAGCCGCTGCCTCTCTTACCTCTTTTCAGAATGTTGCAGGTGAAACCTTCACCCGCGCACTGAAACTATCAGCCGATCTGGCGGTGCGGCTGGGAACGGATTTACCGTCTGCCGCCGATATGCTGGGCAAAGCACTGGAAGCCCCAGAAGAAGGGCTTGGTAGGCTGGCACGTAAATTCAGCGACCTATCGCCCGCTCAGAAAACCGTCATTGAGAATTTTGTTAAGCAAGGCGATGTTGCTGCCGCGCAAGCAGTCATTCTTGAGCATCTGGAATCTAAAACCAAAGGGCTGGCAGAAGCACAGGCGCAGGGTCTGACAGGTGCTGCGGATACACTCGGCGATGCATGGGACGATCTGCTGGAATCATTCGGCAGAACCATCAGCGAATCTGGCGCAGCGCAAGTCAGCTTGAACCTACTTACCAAGGCAGTGCGTGGTTTACAGGAAGCAATAAATCCTACCCGCGAGCAGAGAAAAAGCGAACTCGAAGAAGAAATCAGCCGCCTCAAGGATAGCTTCGGCACGAAGGTGGATGAGTTTGTGCTTGGCAGTGCGCCAGTGCTTGAGCAGAAAAAACGTGAACTGCAAAAGATTAACGACGAGATCGCCGCCGAACAGAAGAAAGCCGACGAAGATACTCAGAACGCACGCACGGCCGCTGAGAAAGCAGCTGCAGAGCGTCGCAATAATCAGCTGCTTGAACTTCAGAAGAAATATCTGAAGGAGTATGAGGACGTAACACTCACCGCGCAGCAGAAAATCCTGCGTGATGCCGAGGAACGCCGCAAGCAGATTGTTGCCCTGAACAAAGGCGATACCAACAGCGATGCCGCAAAAGAAGCCTTGGCTGCGCTTAATGCATCAACCAAGGCAAAGCTGGCTGATGCCAATAAATCAACGGCAAAGGCTTCTGCTGGCACAAAGGATGATAGCGAGGAAAAACGCGCCCGAGCGATTGAGGAAATCAATCGTGGCATATTGCGAACCAAACCTTCCTATGACGTTGCCAAGCAGGCACTGGATGAGTGGAAAGAAAAGCTGATCGAAAATCTCGGCGGCGCAACCGAAGCCAACCAGGAATATATCGACAAAATCGAGCAGATTTACTCGGTAAAGCTCAAGGAGATTTACAACAAGTCATTGCTCGATAGCGATAAATGGGAGGACGGCGCAAGCCGTGCGCTCAAACGCTATGCCGATGAAGCAACCAATGCGGCCAAAAACGCGGAGGATTTATTCGGCAGCGCAGCCAGCAAGGTTGAGGACACGCTGGTGGACATGGTCACGACTGGTGAGTTTTCGTTCAAAAAGCTGGGTGACCTCGTGCAATCCATTGAGCAGGATATTCTGCGGATGTTCATCCGTCAGCAGGTTACAGGCCCCATTGCGGGTGCGCTGGGTGATTTTGCCAAGGGCAGCGGTGGTGACATTTTCGGCAGTATCTTCGGCAGCCTATTCCATGATGGTGGTGTCGTCGGCGCATCCAGCGTTGCCCGCCGCGCCGTGCCTTCGCATCTGTTTGCGGGTGCGCCACGCTTTCATAATGGACTGATGCCCGACGAGTTCCCCGCCATTTTGCAAAAAGGCGAAACCGTGCTGCCACGGAATAGCAAAATGGGCGGCAACAATATCACCTTTAATATCACCACCCCAAACGCGCAGAGCTTCATGGATTCCCAAGGGCAGATCATGAGCAAGCTGGCAACCCAGTTGGGGCGGCATAAATCGAGGAACGGATAATGCCAACATTTCATGAAGTACAGTTTCCACCCAAAGTCGCTTATGGCGCATCGGGTGGCGCGGAGTTTAACACCAGCATTACCACCACCTTCTCAGGATTCGAGCAGCGCAACGTCAACTGGCAGAAAGCGCGTGGACGCTGGGACGTATCGACAGGCATTAAAACCAAAACCGATATGGACATCCTGCAAGCGTTCTTCCGCGCACGATTCGGCAAAGCCTATGGCTTCCGCTTCAAGGACTGGAGCGACTATCAGGCGGTGGGTCAAACGCTCGGCACAGGCAATGGCACGCAAACAGCCTTTCAACTGACGAAAGCCTATACCAGCGGGGCTTACAGCTACAGCCGCGATATTAAAAAACCCGTCACTGGCACAGTAAAAATCTACCTGAACGCCGTGCTTCAAGGCGCAGGCTTCAGCGTTGATCTCACTACTGGGATCGTCACTTTTTCATCCGCACCTGGTGCGGGTGTGATTGTCAGCAGCGATTTTGATTTCGATGTGCCTGTGCGCTTCGACACCGACACGCTTGCCGTGCGTGCGGACGGCCCAGGCATTTTCGTCTGGGATGCAATTCCAATTGTGGAGATACGCTTATGAGAACCGCTTCAAGTAATATGGCCGCGCATCTGGCGGGGGAAGTTACCAGCCTTGCTGTGTGCTGGAAACTGACTCTCACCAGCGGCACGGTAATGGGATTCACCGATCACACCTCTGACCTGACCGTGAGCAGCCAGCTTTACAAAGCCGCGACGGGTTTTTCACCCACCAGTGTTGAAACCAAAGACAAATTCAGCGTCGATAACCTCGATGTGGCGGGAATCCTTGACGCGGCGGCAATCACCGAAGCCGACATCATGGCGGGGAAATACGACTTCGCCGAGATTGAAATCTTCATGGTGAACGTCACCGACCTTTCGCAAGGCATCATCACCCATCGGCGCGGGTGGCTCGGGGAAGTGACGCTCAAGAACGGGCAGTTCGTCGCCGAGGTGCGCGGTCTGGCACAGAAATTACAGCAGAATATTGTTGAGCTTTACAGCCCTACATGCCGCGCTGTGTTCGGTGATACGCGCTGCAAAGCCAATCTTGCCAGCTACACGGTGGGCGGAACAGTCAATACGGTAAGTAGCCGTCAGGTCTTTATCAGTAATTCCATGGTGCAGGCGGCGGGATATTTTTCCAGTGGAGAAATCGTGTGGCTGACTGGTGCAAACGCTGGGCGGCGCATGGAGATCAAAGAGTTCTCAAACAAGCAGTTCACATTGGTGCTGCCGATGCCAAACAACGTAACGGTGGGCGATACGTTTAACGCCATCGCTGGCTGCGACAAAACCATCGCCACCTGCGTGGCAAAATTCAATAACGCCGTCAATTTTCGCGGTGAGCCTTACGTTCCAGGCATGGACAAGATGCTCGCCACCGCAGCCACGGCCAACGATTTGCAGCGCGTATGACCCAAGCACAAACCATTGTTACCCAAGCCCGAACATGGATCGGCACACCGTTTCACCATCAGGCACGATTGAAAGGCAAAGGCTGTGACTGCCTCGGCCTTATTGTCGGCGTGGTGGATGAGTTGGGCTTGAAGGATAAGCACGGCCAGCCGCTCGCGGGTTATGACGAGGTGACTTATTCCAAAGAGCCAGACGGTGCGTATCTCACGCAGAAGCTCACGGCGTTGCTGGATGAAGTGCCTATAGCGGAAGCACAAGCAGGTGATCTGGCCTTGTTCAAAGTGCGCGAGAACCCGCAGCACATGGCATTTCTCACCGATTATGAAAACACGCTGGGGATGGTTCATTCCTACGCGCCAGCCCGTCGGGTGGTGGAACACCGCCTCGATGATGACTGGAAACAACGACTTGTGAAGGTATTCAGATGGCAGCCATCGTTCTAGCAGCCGCCGCCAGTTCTGCGGCATCATCTATCGGCGCGGGGGCATTTGCCGCAGCGTTGGCGGGTGGTGTGGGCGGATATTTGGGCGGGTTTATTGACCGTTCCATTTTCGGTAGCAAGGCACGCATCAATCAGGAAGGTTCGCGCCTGACCGATTTGATGGTGCAGGCTTCTACCTATGGCAAGTCGATACCCGTGGTGTATGGCAACGCCCGTATTGCGGGAAACGTGATCTGGTCGCGCCCGATTCAGGAGCATGTCACCACCACAACGCAATCCTCGGGCGGTGGTAAAGGCGGCGGCGGTGGCGGCAGCGTGGAAACCACCACCACGACCTACACCTACACGGCCAGCCTTGCGGTGGCGATTTGTGAAGGCGCGATCAGCGAAGTGGTGCGCGTATGGGCGGATGCAAAGCAGCTTGATCTGACAGCTGGCAGCTATTCGCTCTATCTCGGTGATGAAACGCAGCTGCCCGACACTTTTATGTCGTCTTTCTATCCTGCTGGGCAAACGCCAGCCTATCGCGGCACGGCTTATGTGGTGATTAAGGATTTCCCGCTGGGGGATTTTGGCAACCGCATTCCGAACTTTACCTTTGAGGTGCGCCGCACGCTGAAAAAGCCCTTCGACCTTGAAGATAAAATCAAGGACATCACCATCATCCCAGGCGCGGGTGAGAATGTGTACGACACGGTGGTGCAGGAGAAAACCAGCGGCCAGCAGGATGTATCAGGCAATTTCGTGCAAGGTGGCAAAGTCACCAAAATGAACCTGAACAACCTGAATAATAAAGCCGATGTGCTGGTGGCACTCGATAACCTCAAAGCCAACCTGCCCAATGTGGAATGGGTGTCGGTGGTGGTGAACTGGTTTTCGGATTCCGCAGATCCTGCGGTGAGCATCATCAAACCAGCGGCGGAGTTTAACAGCCAAGGCGCACGAATTGCGCCCGATGACTGGGTGGTGGGAAGTTTTACCCGCAATAACGCGCATGTGATTTTAACTTTTCCCGACGGTTCGCCCACCTATGGCGGCACGCCGACGGATAAAAGCATCATCCGCTTGTGCCAGGAATTAAAGGCGCGTGGCTACAAGGTGCTGTTTTACCCGATGGTGCAAGTGGACACGATCACGCCACAACCAAAACCTTGGCGCGGCAGGATTATACCGACCAATGCCACCGATGCGGCCAACTTCTTCACCCGCACCAATGGCTATAATGCCTTCATCACGCATTATGCCAACCTGAATGTGGGTGGCGTGTTGCTGAAGAACAATATCGACGCTTTCATGATCGGCTCGGAGTTGGTGGGACTCACCACTTACATGAGCAGCCCAGGTGTATTCCCAGCGGTCACGCAGCTGAAAAGCCTTGCCGCCACGGTGAAAACTGCCGTCGGCGCAGGCGTGAAAGTGGCTTACGGTGGGGATTGGAGCGAGTATCATTCCGTAAACGGCTGGTATCACCTTGATCCGCTATGGAGCGATAGCAATATCGACGTGGTGGCGGTGGATTGCTACTTCCCACTTACGCCCGATTTGCCACAGGCGCAGATTGACTATCAGGCGGTTTATGACGGGTGGACGCAGGACGAAGGCTGGGATTATTACTGGGACGGCACACGCACCACTAAAACCTTCTATTCAGGCGCAACCTATGCCTGGAAGAACATAAAACACTGGTGGAATAGCACCCACACGAATCCTGATGCCAGCGGCACGGCGTGGACGGCCAAGATGAAACCCGTGTGGTTTTCGGAGATTGGCTTTCCTTCGGTGGATGGATGCGCCAACCAGCCCAACGTGTTCGTTGACCCTGACTCGGTAGAAAGTTTCTATCCTCGTGGTTCGCGCTCGCGGGTGGATTTTCTGGCGCAGCGCACCGCGCTCGATGCCTCGATTGACTATCTCAATGCTGAGAACGCGCTAGAAGCCAATTTCATTCCGCGCAAGTTCGTGTGGACATGGGATGCACGGCCGTTCCCATTTTTTCCTGACCTCGGTTCGGTATGGGCAGACGGCAGCAACTGGAAAACAGGCCACTGGGTGCAAGGCAAGCTGGGGCTTTCAAGCCTCGGCCAGATCGTCGCCGACCTGCTGAAAAAAGTGGGTTACGACAACACCATGTATGACACCAGCCGTCTGACGGATATTGTGTCGGGCTTTATCGTGAGCAACAGGCAAACGGTGCGTGCGTGTTTGGAGCAATTGGCCTCGGCTTATTTCTTCGACATGGTGGAATCGGACGGGCTGCTGAAATTCATCAAACGGGGCAAAGTTTCCAACACCACGCTGGATTTTTCGGAACTGGTGCCGCGTGATGATGCGATTGAAACCTTCACCATCACACGCACGCAGGAACTGGAATTGCCGCGCCAGGTGGATGTCATTTATCTGAACCGCACGGCTGATTATCAGGCTGGCACGCAGTCATCGCAGCGGCAAACCGTCAAAGCGGTGGATTATGCCACGGTGAACTTGCCGATTGTGCTTTCGGATCAGGAAGCCAAGGTGGTGGCGGATGTGACTCTCTACAATGTGTGGGTGGGGCGCGTGCAGTACCAGTTCACCGTGCCGCCGAAATATGCGCTGCTTGAGCCGACCGACGTAATTACCATCACGAAGGATGGCGCGTCGTATGTGATGCGGATCAATTCCACCAAGCTGGTGCGGAATGGGATGCAGGAACTCACGGCGGTGGCTGAAGATGTGTCATCCTATGATTTCTACAATCCCGCAGGCACTGGCACGCCGAACATTCAGCCGCCGACAAGCATTTCCGCCACGCGGCTGGAACTGCTCGACCTGCCTGCATTCCCCACCGATGCGGTGACGGATGCGTATTTGCGCTATGGCGTGGTGGGCTTGGGTGGCGACTGGACGGGTTCGGCGGTTTACCGCTCGGATGATGGCGGCGCAAACTACGCCTTGATGCAAACGCTCACGGCGCAGGCCACTATCGGCTCGGTGCTGAATATCATCCCTGCGGGAACGGTGTACACTTGGGATAACAGCACGACCATTGATGTGCTTTTAACCTTCGGCCAGCTGCAGAGCGTGACCGATATTGCTGTGCTGAATGGCGCGAATGTGTGCGTCATCGGCGATGAAGTCATCCAGTTCCAAACCGCGACACTGCTCGACACGAATAAATATCGTTTGTCTGGCCTTTTGCGAGGGCGGCTGGGTACGGAATGGGCTGTAGGTAGTCACATAGCGGGTGAACGCTTCATCATGCTGACAAACGCCCTTGCGCGGGAACTGATGGCATCCTCTGGCTGGGGTATCGCCAAGAAGTTCAAGCCAGTGACGGTTGGTTCCACGCTTGGGGCAACCACCGCGCAGGATTTCACCTATGCGGCAAAGGCTCTGAAACCTTATTCCCCCGTGCATATCGAGGGCAGCCGAAATGTGGGTGGTGATCTCACCATCACCTGGAAGCGTCGCACGCGCATCGGTGGGGATTGGCGGGACGCGGTGGATATTCCGCTTTCCGAGGAAGCCGAACGCTACGAGGTGGAAATCATGCAGGGGGTGACACTGAAACGCACCATCGTCGGCCTGACAACGCCTTCGACCATCTACACCGCCGCCCAGCAAGTGACCGATTTCGGATCGGCACAAAGCAGCGTGTTGGTGAATGTGTACCAGCTTTCGGCAGCAGTAGGCAGAGGTTATGCAGGTGTTGCTACGCTTTAACAAAGCGGTGGCTGGTTTTGTTGGCGATGGAAACCAGCCAAAGCATGGCGGGGACTTCTACCAACACGCCGACCACCGTTGCTAGGGCTGCACCTGAGTTCAATCCAAACAGACTGATAGCAACCGCAACGGCAAGCTCGAAAAAGTTTGAGCCACCGATCAGTGCGGCGGGTGCGGCTATATTATGTGGAATGCAGGATTTGCACATCCACACATAGGTCAGCGCAAACATGAATATGCTTTGCAGTAGGATGGGAACGGCAATCATGCCAATCACCAGCGGCTTTTGTAGCAGTGTTTCGGCTTGGAAGCCAAAGAGCA